TCTTGCGGCAACCTTCTTAGGAATGTTTCCCATCGTCAATACGTATAAAACACCCGCACAAATTGTAGGGGTAATCGTTCTAGTATGGGGATTATATCTAGAAGGTGGTCTAGCGTACAAAGATAAACTTGCCATAGAAGTAGCAGAACTTGAAATAAAACTCGCTAACGCAGAAGCAAAATCACAAGAAACTAACACTAAAATCGTTGAAAAGATTGTTAAAGATACTAGAGTAATTCGTCAAAAAGGTGATGATATCATCAGATACGTTGATAAAGAAATTGTCAAGTACGATACTCAATGTGTTATTCCTGAAGATGTAATTAGAGTTTATAACGAAGCAGCCACATTAGGTACTGCTACTGATCTCAAAGAAGATAAAAAAGAGCATAAGATGTTATTGCCTTCGAGGGTTTCACAATGAAGAAATTAATCCTCATTTCATGCTTTTTACTAGCAGGATGCGCAACTACCGCAGTTCCTGTAGCCCCTAAATTTCCCACTGCCCCTGACACACTACTTGAGGGTTGTCCACCGCTTCAAACACTCCCTGAGGGTGCTAAATTAAGCGATTTAATGCGTACTGACGTTAAAAACATGGTTCAGTATCATGAATGCTCACGTAAAAATAAAGCGTGGGTAGAGTGGTTTAATACTCAAAAACAACTATTTGAGCAGGTCACTAAGTAACACTTGGGCTTCTGATTGATAAATACTATATAACGACGGAAGATTTCTATGGCCACACAACAAATTATTAACATAGGTGCACTACCAAATGACGGTGAAGGCGATCCGTTACGTGTAGCCTTTGGGAAGATTAATAATAACTTCTCTAATCTTTTCTCAACTTTTGTTAATACTAGTAATACATACACTACTGGAAATACGGTAGGACAAGTACTATTTGAAACTCCTGCAAATGCATTCACCCAAGGTCAATTCTATATTCGTTCGAACGATCCAGGTACGAATGACAGCCAAGCCAGTCAACTTTATGCACAGATTAATCCAGCAGGTACTGATGTTAAGTTCACTTGCTATGGAACAACATTCTTTGGAAATGCATTAGCACGTTTTGATATGGACGTATTGAGTGGTAATGTACGTATTCTATGTGATCCTCTTATTACCAATTCAGTATTTCATTTTATCTCTTCACAAATTATGTTCCAGGGTGATCCTATTCCCGGTCTAGACATTCAGTTAGACGGCTTTGTTGACTCAGTTATGTCAACCGAAGATGATTATGTTATGGAAACTGAACAGTAAGATGAGAGCAAGAGAATTTATTACCGAGCAACGGTTAGATCAAGTCCACGATGGTCTTGATGTAGCATCTATGGCTCTTCCCAACACGTATGTTATTCCAGAGTTAAAGAACAATGACTTCTATGATTTATATCGTTTTGGTGTAGCAATTGCCGCAGTACGAGGCGAAAGTGGTACCGACAATGTGCAAAATGGTTATAAGCCTGATTTCAATGCAGAAAGCAGTTGGGGCGAACACCAAGTAGTATCCTCAGAGTTTGACAAAGATATTGGTAAAACAATTGACCAAGCATTGAAGAAAGTAGGCAAGTCCGGCAAAAAACAAGTAAGCACTCCTGGAAGTGATGAGATGGGTGATACATTAACTCAGTCACCTATAAGAGGATTTAAAGGATATAAGAAATGAGATTTCATGAATTTATGTCCGAAAATAAAACGGCTAAGATAACTAAACGCAATTCGTATGCGTCTAAGGGTCTACACAAGTTTCGTGATCCACAAGGTTATGACCGCACTTATGAATTAAATCGTATCATGATGGCTGTGGCATGCACCGACGGTGACATTGACCCGGTTTTAGATAAAGAAAGTTGGGCAGGAAGATTTAATACTGCACATCCATATAGTGAATTAGAACAAAGAATGCTTGCAAAAGCATATAAGGCTGTGGGTTCAGAAATTTATGATTTAAATCACGGTGACTTAAACAGCACTGAACTAGATAGCACTAATAAAGTAAGCCCATTTAAGCCCTTCAAAGGCTATAAGAAATGAGAGCATGGGAATTCATAACTGAGGGGAAAAAAATTCCCGGTTCCCCTCAGCATCACAGTGGTCCTTTAACTGGTCTGCATCGATTTAGTGATAGTACATATGATCGATATTATTTACTAAATCGAGTAATGATGGCTGCCGCCAGTACTGACGGTAAAACACCTCCAGATATGGATAGTGACAGTTGGGCCTCTCGTTATAATATAGCACACCCTTATACCAAAGTAGACCAAGAAAAACTAAGGTTAGCATATCAGGCTGCAGGCGTAAAAAAGTTTGATGACCTTACAGACGGAGACATATCTAGTACAGAAGTTTCCGGAGCAAATATTATTAGCCCAGTTAAGCCCTTTAAGGGCTATAAAAAATAATTTGCAAGCATTCTAGGTGACTAAGTATTATTATAATATTTAGGAATACGAATGCAAAACTTAATAGACATTAACAACACCCTCGACTTAATCAAACTCAAGTTCTATAATGAATGGCTATACACAGCACACATTTATGATGAGGGTGACAGTCAATTTCACAAAGATTTAACTAAACAGGTTGTAGAAACCTACATTGATCCTATTAAACTTCCAAAAGACGCACATATTCTTGATTTGGGTTGTGGCCCCGGCTACTTCCTAGATCAAATGAAAGAACGTGAATACACTAACGTGCATGGTGTAACATTAAGCCCGGGTGATATCAAGATTTGTGAAGATAAGGGTCATAACATTAAAAAGTATGACTTGAGTTTTTTGCCTCAGCGTGATGGTTACTATGATGAATCAGTTGACTTCATCTTTTTACGTCACGCATTGGAGCATAGCCCATATCCTATCTTCTCATTGATGGAATACAACCGTATATTGAAGCAAGGTTCAAAGATTTATATTGAAGTACCTGCTCCTGATTGTGATCGCAAGCATGAATACAATCCAAATCATTATAGCATTTTGGGTTCTAATCAGTTAGCCGCATTGCTTCAGCGTACTGGTTTTGACATTGATGCGTTCAATAACTTAGAGTTTGATTTGAATGTCCCGTCAGGACCAAATGGTGAAACAACTCCTGCAAGAGAAAAATACTATTGTATTGTTGCTACTAAAGCAAGACCACTAGACATTAAGTAAAACAAGAAAAGTCACTTTCGAGTGACTTTTTTTATGGCTATCTTAAGTTATTTGATTGCCAATTGACTAATCAAATAAATACTCTTATGAGTAAACAATCTACCAGTAATGGATCGTCACTAGTAAAGAACCCTTATACCAACACGGTTTTCAAAACTGATAAAGAACTACAAGATTTTATTAAGTGTTGTGACCCTGATACAGGTTATCTATACTTTATGGATAACTTTTTTATAATTCAGCACCCTACTAAAGGCTCAATGAATTATCACCCCTGGGAATACCAAGAACGACTAATCGATACATATCATAGATTTCGTTTTAGTATTTCATTGATGCCTCGTCAGTCCGGCAAGTCAACTTCAGCCGCAGGATATTTGCTTTGGTATGCTATGTTCGTTCCGGATAGTACCATTCTTATTGCCGCACACAAATATACAGGTGCTCAGGAAATTATGCAACGCATTCGCTATGCATATGAAAACTGTCCTGACCATATCAAAGCGGGTGTTACAACATATAACAAAGGCTCATTAGATTTTGAGAATGGATCACGTATTGTGTCTGCTACTACGACTGAAAATACAGGCCGCGGTATGTCTATTACACTATTATATCTTGACGAGTTTGCCTTCGTTAGACCAAGTATTGCTAAAGAATTTTGGACTGCTATTACACCAACTCTATCAACTGGTGGTAAGGCGATTATCACAAGTACCCCTAACAGTGACGAGGATCAATTTGCGTTTATTTGGAAAAGTGCCAACAAAACAGAAGATGAGTTTGGCAACACAACTGAGTTAGGTATTAATGGGTTTAGAGCATATCGTGCTTACTGGCATGAACAGCCTGGTAGAGATCAAAAATGGGCCGATGAAATGAAAGCCCAACTTGGCGAAGATCGTTTCAATCGTGAAATTGGTTGTGAATTCATTATTGCTGATGAAACACTTATCAATCCTAATACATTACTAATGATGGAAGGTATCGAGCCTGTCTCTCGTATGGGACAAGTTCGTTGGTATGATAAACCTACAAAGGGCAATATCTATTGTGTAGGATTAGATCCAAGTCTTGGTACAGGTGGCGACCCAGCCGCTATTCAAATCTTTGAAGCAACCACTACTAAGCAGATCGGTGAGTGGAAGCACAACAAAACTGATATTCCTAATCAGATTAAACTGATAGCACAGATTAACAAGTATATCGTAGAATGTACCGGTGAACCTAACAATATCTATTACAGTATTGAATGTAATGGCATCGGCGAAGCCGCAATTATATCACTAAGTGAATATGGTGAAAGTAATATTCCCGGTATCTTTATCAGTGAGTCTGGAAAAAGTCGCAAAGGATTCAACACAACTAATAAAAGCAAACTAGCAAGTTGTGCTAAGTTCAAAACACTAGTTGAAAGCAAGAAAATGACTGTAAATAGTCGCAGTCTTATTTCAGAATTAAAAGCATTTGTCGCACACGGTGGCAGTTATGCCGCTAAGATTGGCGATACAGATGACTTGATTATGGCTAGTTTACTAGTAACACGTATGGTACAGCAACTAAGCGACTACCACTCAGATTTGGAAAGTCAGATTAG